TTCATAAAACATCTATTTACAAAGTACAATCACCTTATAATAATTGGTACAGTATCATGACTTACGATGGGTTAAATCGCAGCAATATCATTATTGCCGGTAAAAAGCAACTGTTAAAGGTCTCTTTAGCACTAATTATCATGCTTCTATTCAATAAAAATACTACAATAAACAAATTCAAGAAATTATGAGCAAGTTTGTAGAACTCACCGATTACGATGCAAGCATCCACCGCGACATCCTCGACGCACTGGTTAGAGAGGACGAAACGGTCATTGAAGTATGTGAAGACAGGGCCATTGCCGAAATGCGGTGTTATTTGAGCAAACGCTACGACTGCAACAAGATTTTTGCAGCCACCGGGGACAACCGGAACCAGCTCGTGCTGATGATGGTCATTGACATGGCTGTCTATCACATCTTCTGCATCCACAACCCGCAGAAACTTTCCCAGGTACGCAAGGACCGCTACGAACGGGCGGTGGAATGGATGAAGGCGGTGGCCGACGAGGACATTTCAATCGAAGGGGCTCCGCTGCTGCCCGAGGAACAAAGGGCGGGCAGGTCGGATTTCCGCATTCAAAGCAACCGCAAACGAACGAACCACTGGTAAAAAGCAAGCATCATGAAAAAGAAAAACAGAAAAAACAACAAAGCCGGCATCATCACCGTAGGGGGAAACTTCACGTTGCCGGGACAAAAGAGACCGAATGTGATTGTGCTCACACAGCCCAAACGCTTCGGGCTGGACATTTCCGACTACATGGCAGCCGTAAGGGCGGCCGAGAATGTCGATTTCTCGCGACGTTACAAACTTTATGACCTCTACGAGGACATTCTGATGGATACCCACCTTTCCTGTGTGCTCGAAAAGCGAAAGAATGCCGTGCTGTGCTCCAACATGGAATTCCGGGTGGACGGGAAGCCCGACGATAAAATCAACGAACAGATACAGTCGCCCTGGTTCAACCGGCTGGTGGGTGACATCCTTGATGCGAAATTCTGGGGCTTCTCGCTCTGCCAGTTCTACAAGCTGCAGGAGTGGGTGGATTATGACCTGGTACCGCGCAAGCATGTGGATCCGGTCAGGGAACTCATCCTGCGCCACCAGACGGACATTACCGGCCATTCCTGGAATGAATATACCGACCTGCTTTTTGTGGGTTCACCGTCCGATTTGGGGCTGTTGGCCAAGGCTGCACCTTGGGTCATCTACAAACGTAACACTACGGGCGACTGGGCACAGTTCTCCGAGGTATTCGGCATGCCCATACAGGAATATATCTATGACTCCGACGACGACGAGTCCCGCCAGCGGGCCATGGAGGATGCGGCCAACGCCGGAAGTCTGGCGCAGTTCTTTCATGCCAAGGACACGGAACTCAAACTTACGGAAGCCGGAAACAAAACAGGGTCTGCCGATGTCTATGAACGCCTCTGCGAACGGTGCAACAACGAAATTTCCAAACTGATACTGGGCAATACGCTGACAACCGAATCGTCCGAAAAAGGCACACAGGCTTTGGGTACGGTTCATAAGAAAGTAGAGGACAAGGTACTGGAGGCTGACCGGAAATACGTGCTCAACGTGCTGAATTACGACATGACGGATATTCTGCTGCGCATGGGCATCAATACTGAAGGGGGGACATTCTGCTTTCCGGAACCGAAAGAAACGGATGCCGGTACCAAAATATCCATCCTCACGCAGCTGAAGAAGAACTTCAACATCCCCATCGACGACGATTATCTCTATGAGGAATTCGGTATCGACAAACCGGCCAATTACGAGCAGCTGAAGGCGGAACAAAAGACGGCTGAACAAGCCGACCGGATTCCAAGCCCGAAGAAGGAGCCGGAGCCAGCGAATAAGGGACGGGATGATGAACCGACACCGAAACAGAAAAGAAACTTCCGGAACTGGCTCAAAGGTTTTTTCGTGAAAGCCCCGGCAGACGGGGCAGCTTTAGACTGGTAGTCGACAGACTGTATGCGGCTGATAATGGCAGCATCTCCATGGAGTTTGACTTCTCCGAAGAGGTGCTACGGCGTGCCTTGCTGAACATATACAGCAGGGACTTTCATCCAGCAACCGAAATCGAAATCAACCTGTTCAATGAAATATGGGCAAAGATGGACAAGGCGGCAAAGGAAGGGTTCAGCAAATCCAAGGCCATTACTCCGGACGAGGATTTCAGAAATGCCATACTCCGGAACAATGCCGTATTCTCGGCATTCAAGGTACATCGTATGCAGAATGACATGGCACGACTTTTATTGGATTCAAACGGCATTTTAAAACCGTTCGACAAATGGGTACAGGAAGTCTTGCCCATTGCTTCCCATCAGGTTCGTCACTGGCTGCGGACGGAGTATGATACGGCGGTCATCCGGGCGCATCAGGCGGCTGACTGGCAACAGTTCCTGCGCGAACGCGATATTCTGCCCAACCTCAAATGGCTACCGTCCACCTCCATTCATCCGGGGGCTGACCACCGCCCGTTCTGGAATACCATCCGGCCGATTGATGACACGTTCTGGAACATCCACCGACCGGGCGACCGGTGGAACTGCAAGTGCGACCTCACTGCCACCGACGAGGAGCCGACACCACTTCCGGACGAAGACGACAAGAACAAGCCCCAGCCCGGACTGGATAACAATCCGGGAACGGACGGCAAACTGTTTTCCGACAATCATCCATATCAGGCAGAAGCCCACAAAGGTGCCCAAAAAGCGGTGGATAAACTTATGGCCCGTATTGACGAGATGATTGCGGAAATGCCGGACTACCTTACCGGGGAGGAAAAAATGGCCATTGCCCGGAACAACCTCGAAATGGAAAAGGCTCTTAAAATCAAAAAAGGAAAACCTATGGATGTGGATAAGGCGGATAAACAGAATGCGAATCCCAAACACGTGGACGAGTATATTCCTGATCCTAACGGGATATATCGTGATAAAAGGGGAAACAGATACCGGAAGAACAGCGATTACGATAAAAAACGGGATACTCCATACAGTATCAACTGCCAGACTTGCGCACCGGCATACGCTTTACGATTACGTGGATGGGATATTACCGCCAAAGGCAATGTCGCAGGGTCTAAACTTGAATACCTGAGTAATGGACGTGCTTTTGAAGTCTGGAAAAACACCGACGGTACTCCGGCGCAACATATAAGTATAAACAGCTGGCTTGCGCACAAAGGGTACTTGAAAATGACCCCTAAAAGGTACATGGAGTATTTCAATGAGGTATGTAAGGAAGAAGGCGTGTATGAATTGAGTATCGGCTGGAAAAGCGGGGGCGGGCATGCTACAATCCTGCAACGGTTTGCGGATGGTGAACTAAGGTATATCGAACCCCAAAGCGATAATTCTGCCGGTTCAGGAATGGAATGGAAAGACGTAAAATATTTATGTGAAATAGGAGCTGCGACTTCCCACAACTGCAGGGGAGTCCTGAGAATTGACAATAAGCTATTCGATGTCTCCTTCCTCGATATTTTCGATACATGAATCGATAACGTCAAGGGATAACGGACCGGTTATTTCGGTTGCGTCTTTACCGTCATACAGATAGACGAAAGGATAACCGGTACAGGAGTCCCCCGGAAACTTGAACACATAGGCTTCCTGGCCTTCATAAATACCAAGGTATTCGAAGGTGTCACCGTATTGCTCAATAAGTACACGGGCCTCGTTCTTTACTTGTTCCGGTATATTCATAACGCATAAAAGGCATATTGGAAGCCTCGGTTGCAAAGTTATAAATTATTCTTGAATTACTGATGATTATGGACATAAAAGATTTTACGGAAATGATAAAGCGGAAACGTGACAGGCTGGACAGTATGATGCGCCGCAAAATGCCAGTCATGGTAGGACGAATGGCCAAAGACCATTTTCAGGATAACTTCCGGCAGGGTGGATTTGTCAATGGCGGTCTTCACCCTTGGCCCAAAGCCAAACGGCTGTCCTCGGGAGGTTCCGATGCCGCCAGCAATTATGGAACGCTGCTCTCCGGCAGGAAACATCTGTTCAAAT